TCATCTTTACCTGTAACTTTAAGAACAGAATTATGGAGGCAATTCATTCACGTTGTTCCGTGATTGAATTCAAATTACAGAATGGTCAGAAAGCCAAGATGGCCGCACAGTTCTTCAAACGTGTGGAATGGTTGCTTACTGAAGAAGGTGTTACATATGATAAGTCGGTAGTTGCCGCTGTTATTACAAAACACTTCCCTGACAATCGCCGTATTCTGAATGAACTTCAACGTTATTCTTCAAATGAAGGTAAGACTATCGACAAAGGTATTCTTGCCGTTGTTTCTGATGTAAATATTACCGAGTTGGTCAAAGCACTCAAAGCCAAAGATTTTACTACTGCACGTAAGTGGGTAACTAATAATCTTGACTCGGATACTGCTACAATTCTACGTAAGATTTATGATAACATGTATGAGTTTCTCAAGCCAGAAAGCATTCCTCCTGCTGTCCTGGTTCTCTCCAAGTATCAATATCAAGCCGCATTCGTTGCTGACCAAGAGATTAATTTGGTTGCATGTTTGACTGAATTTATGATTGAGTGTGAGTTTAAGTGAAATGGCTGACCTCTTTAAAGATATCGTTCCAAGCATCCTACAGACAAAGAAAGATGTACTTGACAATGAAAAGGACTATGTACCGTTTGTCGTAAATCGTGCCCTCTCATATCATATGGACTGCATTCTCTATGCTAACCAGATGAATATGAACCATGGACTCCCTCAAAAACTTCAATACCAATATCTTCTAAATACCGTTAGGCCTATTAAACGCAAGTTTGAAAAGTGGCAGAAAGCCACGGCCATAAGGGATATAGAATGTGTGAAGGAGTATTTTGGTTATTCTAATGAAAAAGCCAAAGAAGCCCTACGTATTCTTTCAGATGAACAAATCGCTTTGATAAAAGAAAAACTAGAAAAAGGCGGAGTGAATAAACGATGATTAAAATAGAAGATATGGTGGAGGTGACACTTGACCAGAAAGATGATTTTTTGAAGGTGCGAGAGACCCTCACACGGATTGGTGTTGCATCAAAAAAAGAAAAAGTACTCTATCAGTCTTGTCACATACTACACAAGCAAGGTAAATACTACATTACCCATTTCAAAGAACTGTTTGCTTTAGATGGTAAACCTACCGATATTACTGAAAATGATATTGCACGTAGAAATACTGTGGCTAATTTATTGGAAGATTGGGAACTGATTAAGATTGTTACAAAAGAACAAACTAAAGAACCAACAGTATCATTATCTCAAGTGAAGATTATTTCACACAAAGAAAAAGCAGATTGGGAATTGGTACCAAAATATAATATTGGTAAAAAACCACAAGCCACAGACAAATAAATCTATCTTCAGTATATGAAAAAGATTAACAATTTGGTGCATTATATTTGGGTCGGTAATAAAAAAATTCCAGAAAAATTTATGGATAATTTTAACCGAACCAAACAAATGAATCCAGATTATGAATTTAAAATTTGGACAGACCTAGATTTCGAGTCTAATAAGTTTTATTCAGAGGCTAGTTTATTTCACAAATTACAATTAGCTAGATATACAACAATGGATAAATTTGGTGGATTATATTCCGACTTTGACATTCATTGGAAATTAAATTTTGATGAAGTGTATTCTTTATTTGATGATGCAGATATGATATTTCCGAAAAGAAATAGTTTACACTTTTATAATCGAGGTATGAAAACGGATTTAGTAGATGATTTTGTTATTATTAGTAAACCTAATTTAACAAACGAATTTTTAAAATATTGTGAGGTGCGTACAGAACGTAGAGATAGTATAACCGAACCTTATAGTGTCTATGCTTTAACTGAGTGGTTATTGGGAAAAAATAATATTAAGTTTTTAACACACAATCAAATCGATACATATGAATCTTGTACTGTAGCAATTCACGATAACAAAAAAACTTGGCAAGAAACCACAATCCATGGATAAATAAAAGTATCTCATCGGGATGGGAACTAGCATACATGTGAAGGCTAGTAAAATGTACACATGTGCCGATTTAGCCCACCTTAGGGCCGTTTGATGTCAACGGTAAAAAGGCGTCCGAGCAATTGAACTGCCTCTCGTCAGTAGGCGCTGGATAAAGTAACCAGCTGATATGCCTTCGGGGTATCACTTTTAATCAACTCGCTTTTAGGAGAAAACTATGACACATCTATCATTGCCATACGGCAAATCTTTGTTACCTTCAACTGTCGGCTTCGACCGGCTTCTTAGTACTTTTGAAGAATTCGATAATCTTCTTGGACAAGGTACTAAAATTCAAACTTATCCACCTTACAACATTATCAAAGAAGATAATGAAACTTACACAATTGAAATTGCTGTTTCGGGTTTCAAACGTGATGAGATTGAAATCACTTCAGAGGGTGGAAAACTATACGTAAATGGCGCTATCAAAACTGCCAGAACATCCGATAAGTATCTACACCGTGGAATTGGTACAAGGGATTTTTCCCACAAGTTTGTGCTTTCTGATACGGTTGTCGTAAGAGATGCTGATATCGTTGATGGCTTATTGGTTATCAATCTGGAAAACATTATTCCGGAAGAAAAGAAACCACGTAAGATTGAGATTGGTAGCAGGAAAACAACAGACCTATTGCCATAACCTGTAAAGTTTGTTAGAATCCTTGTAAATAACTTGGATTCTAACATGGAACTTCTTTCAATCCCTACTTTAACCCCTACAAGTATTTTTGCTATTGGTGCTTTTTTAGGAGCACTATTCGGACGATTGCCAACCTTTGCTGTGCTGGCTATTTGTTTTTTGTTTATGTTGATTAAACCATGAAACCTGTAACTGAAAAATATATTAAAATGCGTAATCGCCTCTCTCCAACAGAGGTGTACTATACCTTTTCGCATTGGGATTTGAAACAGATTGATGGTGTGGATTTTATTCCTGTGACTAAATTTCCACCAACACCAACTCTGACACAACAACTACACTACATGCGAAAAGATTCTTTGGAAAAAGTTAAAGGATAACTATGAATAAAAGTAGCCTTGACATTGCAATGGTTTTGTGTTATAATCTAGCAATACTTTCTGGTACTGCTTGTCTAGTCCAATTTTATGATTGGTCTGGTTGGTGGTTCCTTTTAGCGGTCCTTTGTATGCTCTCTATTAAAACTAAACAAACTAAAGAAGATTAAAATGAAATTCGCACTTGCATCCGACATTCACCTAGAATTTGGTGACATTGAACTCAACAACACCGAAGGTGCTGATGTGTTGATTCTGTCTGGTGATATTTGTGTTGCTAAAGATTTGGCTTTCAAAGATTATGAACGAAGTAAAAAATGGATGAAATTCTTTGAGAATTGTTCTGAACAATTCGATAATGTGATTTATATTATGGGTAATCACGAACATTATCATGGTGACTTTGCGAAGTCTTATGTACAACTCCGTGATGCATTATCTGAATTGTCTAATGTCCATGTAATGGAAAAAGAATTCGTTTCTTTTGGTGGTGATGTGACATTTATTGCTGGTACTCTTTGGACAGACATGAACAAAGAAGACCCACATACTTTGTATAGCATCAAAGGTTACATGAATGATTATCGTGTTATTGAAAATAGTGACACACAGGTTCATTACAAAGTGCCTGTTTATGGTTTGAATGAAGATGGTTCAACAAATTATAAAGAGGCTCGAATTAATGAATTTCACACAAGAAACGGCAAGTTCACACCTGAACAGTCTGTGATTGAACACAAAGCAATGTTGAAATTGATTGATGAAGTTGTTGCTAATCTACCAAACGAAAAGTTTGTCGTTGTTGGTCATCATGCTCCATCTAAGTTATCGACTAAGCCTAAGTATCAAGATGACACAATGGTGAACGGTGCTTATTCTTCAGACTTGTCTGAGTTTATTATGGATCGTCCACAAATCAAATACTGGACACATGGACATACACATGATGCATTTGATTACATGATTGGTTCAACTCGTATTGTTTGTAATCCCCGTGGTTATGATGGTTATGAAGATTGTGCTGACAAATTTAAATTAAAGTATTTCGAAGTATAAAAACTGGCGTTCGTATAATGGATAATACACGGGTCTTCTAAGCCCTTAATATAGGTTCGATTCCTGTACGCCGGACCAAAAATTATTTTTAAAAAGGATGAATATGAAACAACATAAATCGGTTACACTTGCAAATCTAGAAAGCGCACTTGCAGGTGAGTCTATGGCTCACATCAAGTATCGATACTTTGCTAAACTTGCCAGAGCAGAGGGCTTTGAAGATGTTGCTAAACACTTTGAAGAAACCGCCGACCAAGAAATTAAACATGCATGGGGTCATTTAGAATTATTGGTTGGTAAACCATCAACCAAAGAATGTTTGAACCTTGCTATTGAAGGTGAGACATATGAATTCACCGAAATGTATCCACATTTTCTTGCTATTGCTACCAGAGAAGGTGAATTAGAAACCGCTAAGGAAGCAAATCTCCAGATTCAAGAAAGCAAAGATCATGCAGAACAATTCAAAAAGGTTTTAGCATTGGCAGAGAAACGTTTTGCCGCACTTGCTAAAGTGGAGAAACGTCATGCAGAAGCATATCAACAAGTATTGGAGAAACTATAATGGATCACGTTTGTATTGTATGTGGACATGTCCACGATGAAACAGTAGAAGGTAAGTGGGATGAATTGCCAGACACATTTGAATGTCCTGAGTGTGGTGTGGGTAAAGAAGATTACGAAGTGCTGTGAAACAAAAATTTATTGATGCGTATATGAAAACGGCTGAGGTGTTCGCAGAACTATCCTCAGCACGTAGACTTCATGTTGGTGCGATTGTTGTAAAAGATGATCGCATCATTTCTATCGGCTATAATGGAATGCCATCCGGATGGGATAATAATTGCGAAGATGAATATCCAATTAGTCCTTGGATTGCAGAAAACGAAGAAGAAGAAAACGTAACATATACATTGAAAACCAAACCTGAGGTATTACATGCTGAAACAAATGCAATTGCTAAGTTGGCGAAATCGACTGAAAGCGGTATGGATGCTACACTTTTTGTTACTCATGCTCCTTGTTTGGACTGTGCCAAGTTGGTTTACCAGTCTGGTATTAATAGCGTGTTTTATCGGAATAGTTACCGTTCTGATGACGGACTACAGTTCTTACGAAAAGCCGGAGTCCAAGTAACTCAAGTTTAATTTCACATTATGAAATCTCTGAGCACCTAAATACCAGTAGTCACTGGAGCAAAAATGCAGGTCAATATCATTAATTGTCCGGACAAAGATTTCAAACCTTTTGTGAGAAGGGCTGTGGAATCTTATGCTCAAAATCTTATACCATCTAAGAGACTCAGAGACAACATTCACCTCACTATCAAATTCAATTCAAAATTAAAAGTTTGGGCATTCGCTTCAATAGAAGAATACAATGCTTCAAACAAAGCAAGAGAGTTTATGATTGAAATTCATCCGTGGCTTGGTGCCGCAGAGATATTCAAAACACTTGCACATGAAATGGTTCACATTAAACAGTTTGCATACGGTGAAACTAATGAAACTCTTTCAAAGTGGAAGGGCATTACAGTTGATTCTGATGCAATAGATTATTATCACCATCCATGGGAACTTGAAGCATACAGTTTAGAAACTGGTCTATGGGCGAAGTTTGCAGTCAAAGAAGAATTATGGAACGTGTTTGAGGGTATTTCTAATCCCGATGCACCAATTGTGAAAGAAGATATAAAATGGAAGTATTTGAATGACGAAGACAGCACTACTACTAACAGGTAACCCACGATTTTCAATAGACTTTGATTCTCAATTACAAAACTTAACCAAATCAGCAATTGATTTGTACATTGTATTTTGGAGAAGACCTTTCGGTTGGGATCCAAAAATCTCCGAGAATTGGTGTAATCTAAAATCTGCCGGTGAAGTCAGAGACAAACTTCAGGCACATCTCCCACCTTGGTACAAAATCAAATTTATTGAGGTACTTGATCCTTCCGCAATCGAGGATATACCAAGAGATTACGAAGCATATAACAGTACACCAACAAATGTTTGGCAACAATACAAGTGTCTACAGTACTGTGACAAATGGCGTAGAGAACTTGACGACTATGATTTGGTGATTCGTTCACGCACAGACTTTGGTTTATCTGAGCCGATTGATTTGAAGTTGGCACACAGATGTTTATTGGAATCACCTGGTACAATATACACACCAAACAATCAACGTTATGGTTATGCTCCGAATTTCAATGACCAGTTTGCCATTGGATTACCAGTTGCAATGTCTATCTATGCAGATGCAGTGGATTATTTCGACCAGA